TAAGGTTTTATTTTTTAAAAGACTATAATTTAGATGGGTGCGAACTTGAAACAATTTTAGATTGTGAGGATTGTGGCAAAAATTGGGTGGAGTTGACCATAAAATTAAATGGAACTGATGAAGGTGGGTTAAATGGATGAATACTATTGTGATGTCGTTGTTAAGTGGGGTGGCAATAACTTTGATGCACCTTCAAAAAAAGAATATAGACAAAAAGTAAAAGACAGCTTTAAAGAAGAATTTGGTATTGATTTGGTTGATGATGAAATAATCAATATTACTAAATCGTTCAGGATTAAGAAGAACAGTTAATAATATACATTGGGCGTATATTTCTTATTAGTACCCTTATTAGAACAAGGGGGTATATGTCCCTCTATATGTATACTATATGTTAAACTATATGTTAACTATAAGTATAAACTAGGAGTAACACCTAATGCAGAAACATAGTTATGTTAAGCTATCCTTTGATAAACTTAGAGAACAACTAGAATTAGAAGAGGATATGCGTAATAGAGGTATTAATCGTTTTAGGAAACGATTAACAGACCATAAACAAAGGGGCGAAGAGAGTTTTACCAACTATGGTAAGACCCTACTAGCTAATTCTATTGTCCCTTTATCACAAGGTATCGAAAGATATGTCAAAGAAGGTACGAACATCAAGGGAGTACAACCAATATCAAGAAAGTTATTATCAAGTCTAGAACCTGATATAACAGCTCTGATTACTGCTAAATCTGTAATCAATTCTATCACTATCTCAAGAAAGCTGACATCTTCAGCTATTAATGTCGCTAGTAAGATGGAAGATGAAGTAGCTTTGAGAACCTTTGAGGAAAACAGACCTGCACATTATGGTATCGTTAAAGCTGACTTGGATAAACGTAGCTTTGGCTATATGTATAAAAGAAGGAAGTTAAGAGAGAGTGCATCAAAGAACAACATTGAGTGGCAATCTTGGACAAGAAATGAAAAGGTTCATGTAGGTTACAAACTTATAGAACTCATGTGCCTAACTACAGGCTTATGTAATGTTGAAACTGTAGTGGGGCGAAAGAGGAAAGAGAAGAAATTAGTTCCTACAGAAAAGACATTATCTTGGATTAACAGTCGCAATGATTTTCTTGAAGTATTAGCACCTGAATATTTCCCTACTGTAGTTCCACCTCGTATGTGGGAAGAGGGTAAGTCGGTAGGTGGTGGTTATTATTCAAGGCACATCAAACCTCTAGGCTTGGTTAAGTATCGCAAGAGAACACATTTAAAAGACTTAGAGAAGGTTGATATGCCTATTGTCTACAAATCTATCAATGCACAACAGAATACACCTTATAAAATCAATCAGTTTATCTTAGGTGTTCTGAAGAAAGCATGGGACAAGAATATAAGCATAGCAGGTCTACCAAAAGCAGAACTTGAAGACTTGCCTAGTAAACCACACGATATTGACACTAATGCTGAAGCAAGAAAGCAATATAGACATAAGGCAGTCTTGGTGCATACTGAAAATGCTAGACTAAAATCTAAACGCCTACTTTTTGCCAAAGTCTTGTGGCTTGCAGAAATGTTTAAGGATAGAACCTTTTATCATGCTCATACCCTTGACTTTAGGTCAAGGTGCTATCAAGTAACCAACTATCTCAATGGACAGGGTGTTGACTTTGCGAAAGCCCTTCATCTCTTTGGGACAGGCAAGAAGATTACTAAGGAAAACAATGGTGAACATTGGTTAGCTGTGACAGGTGCGTGTCTTTATGGCTTAGATAAGAACACAAGGAAACAACAGCTTCATTGGGTGTCTGAAAATCAAATGAGGTTTGATAACATAAATAAAGACCCATTTAGCGACAGGCAATGGGAACAAGCTGATAAACCTTTTCAATATTTGGCTTGGGTACATGAGTGGTGTGAGTTTAAGAAAAAGGGCGAAGGCTATGTCAGTTCTTTTATCTGCAACCAAGATGGTTCTTGTAATGGAATACAACATTATTCAGGCATCTTAAAGCACACACCATCAGCAAAGGCAGTTAATCTTTCAAAAAGTGCTACACCACAAGATGTGTATACGATAGTTAAGGACAGGGTGGTTGAAAACCTGCTCAAAATAAAAGACGTAGAGTTTGCTAAACTGTGGTTAGACTATGGAGTGAAGAGAACTACAGTAAAGCGAGCAATAATGACAAGTCCCTATGGGTCTACTAGATATTCTTGTAGTGACTTTGTTGATGAGGACATTAAGAAACGCAGGGATAGTGGTGAAAGCCATCCCTTCGGTAGTGCTATATTCCCTGCTTGCTCTTTCTTAGCAGGTATTATTTGGGAAAGCATGGGTGAAGTGTTAGCTTCAGCAAGAGTAGGTATGTCTTTCTTACAGAAGAGTGCCAAAGTTCTTGCTAGGGCAGGGCATCCAGTAAGGTGGTTTAATCCAGTAGGGTTTCCAGTAGTACAGGATTATCCTGAATTTAAGTCTATGAGAGTAAAGACCAAGCTATTTGGTGAGATAATCAAGCCACGAATTAATGTTGAAACAGACAAGCTTTCAGTATTGCGTGCAGGCAATGGTTTACCACCAAATTTTATTCATGCACAAGACTCGGCACACATGATGATGGTTGTAGCAGAGTCGTATGATAAGGGGCTTACGCATTTTTGTAATGTACATGATTCGTTTGGTACATTGGCGTCAGATAGCCAAGTCCTTGCAGAGACTATAAGGAGTACCTTTGTTAAGATGTATGACAATGGTTGCCCCTTAGAAGCCTTTAAAACGTCTATTAAGCCTATATTAACCGACAAAGAAAGGAAGAAACTACCTGCTGTACCAAAGAAGGGTGATTTTGATGTTAAAGAAGTTATCCACAGCGAGTTTTTCTTTGTCTAGGGGTATTAGTACCCCTATTAGAACCAATGGAGTTAAACTATGAATAGAGAAGAATGGTTTGAATACTGCAGGTTTATCCCTCTGGATAAAGTTTCTAAACTTATCCACAAGGGGTATATTGTAGAAGACAATAACAACGAAGAAGAAGAGGACATTTAAGTATGGAAAAACGAATACCTAATGTTAAAGTCGTAACACCGAAGGGAATTGCACAGTATCCACATCTTACTAAAGCTGATACTAAGTTTTCTGAGGTTGGGGAGTTTAAGACAAGTCTTATCCTTCCAAAACAAGACGCTTCTGAAATCCTTAAAGCCATAGACAGAGTTTGTGGACAAAGCCTTAATCTTGCAAAAGATAAAGCTAAAGGACAAGCTATAAAAGAAGCACCAAAGCCTTACCAAGCTGAAGTATCTGATGATGGTAAGGAAACAGGCAATGTTGTAATTAAGTTTAAATGTAAAGCTAAAGTTACAACCAAGTCAGGCGAAAGCTTTGACAATAAGCCTGCTATCTTTGACGCAAAAGGAAACCCTTTAACCAATATTAATATATGGGGTGGTACTCAAATGAAAGTGAGTGCTGAACTTATACCTTATTACACAAACATGGTTGGAGCAGGTGTAAGCTTGCGTCTTCGTGCTGTCCAAATCCTCAAGTTAGTTGAGGGTGGTACTGATAGTTCAGGTTTCGGCTTCGAGAAAGAAGACGGATATGAACACCACACTGAAACAATAATAACAGAGGAATCCAATGGAACGAGTACGAACAGCAAAGAAGAGGACTTCTAATAGCTATCGTTCAGGATTAGAAGAACAAATTGCCGAACAGTTAGACACTCTTAAAGTCCCTTTTCGGTATGAAACAGAAACTATAAGATATACTCGACCTGCCAAGCTACATAGGTACACACCTGATTTTATTCTAACGAAAAAAGATGGGCGACCTATGTATATTGAAAGCAAGGGTAGATTTCTTACTTCTGATAAACAAAAATCTATACTAGTGAAAGAACAGTTTCCTGAAATAGATTTGCGTTTTGTTTTCTCTAACAGTAAGCAGAGAATATCAAAGAAGTCAAAAACAACATACGCCATGTGGTGTCATAAGCATGGCTTTAAGTATGCTGATAAATTCATACCAAAAGAGTGGATTAAAGAAGTGATGAGCTGTTCATAATAAATAGGTCGTATACTAGTCTGATAAATGGTTCAGATAAGGTAATGGACTTATACTTGTAAGGGGTCTTGACTAGATAAGTCTAGGTGACTCAACCTAACTCTCTTTATAGTGGTTAGGTGTACAACAGGAAAGACGAGTCTTAAAATAATTCCTCAACAATCTACCTACACCCCTTATATTTTTAGTTTAAAAATTTTTTGCAGGAGTTTTAAATGTCGGAAAGCGATTTCAAATACCATGCACCATGCCAAGCGTGTGGGTCGAGAGATAATGTTGCTGTCTATTCTGATGGACATGGACATTGCTTTGGGTGTGGTACATATTATAAAGATTATGAAAGCACAGGAAAGGTAGCCCAATTCCCAACACAAACTATGTATCAATATTTAAAAGGCGAACTTAAACCTTTAGTTAAACGAAAGATAAACACTGACACAGTTTCTAAGTTTAAGTATCAAACAGGGAAACACAATGGAAAGACAGTTCAAATTGCAAACTACCACGATAAAGATAATAATTTAGTTGCACAGAAACTGCGTTATGCTGACAAGTCTTTTCAATGGTTAGGCGATAGCAGTAAAGCTACATTATTTGGACAGAATCTTTGTGGTGATGATGGTAAGATAGTTTGTGTCACTGAAGGTGAGATAGATGCAATGTCAATCTCTTCTGTATTCAATAACAAATGGGCAGTCGTATCTATAAAGACAGGAAGTCAAGGTGCATCAAAAGATTTACAACAACAATTAGAGTGGTTAGAAAAATTTGAAACTGTTATCTTAATGTTTGACAATGATGAAGCAGGAAGGATTGCTTCTAAAGAGTGTGCTAAATTATTCACACCTAACAAAGCAAAAATAGTTTCTCTTCCTTTGAAGGATGCTAACGAAATGTTAGTGCAAGGAAAAGAGAAGGAACTTATAGATTGCTTTTGGAAAGCTAAGACATACAGACCTGATGGTATTGTATCAGGACAAGATTTATATGATGTTTTAACAAATGAGGATGACAAGAAAAGCATACCTT